TGGGTCTGTGGACTTCCAGCATCGGTATCATTGGTCTTGCACTTAATCTTCGCGCTTATGATTTCGTGTCCCAAGAAATCCGTGCTGCTGAAGACCCTGAGTTTGAGACTTTCTATACCAAGAACATACTACTGAATGAAGGTCTTCGTGCGTGGATGGCACCAGTAGACCAACCTCATGAGAACTTTGTGTTCCCAGAGGAAGTGTTGCCACGAGGCAACGCTCTGTGATATACTAAGAGGGTTAACTACCCTCTTTTTTTATGCTCGGTAATCTGGAACCAGAGGAACATGTTATGGATGAGTCTGTGAGATATCCTGGACCTATGCTTGGACAACTTGCCCTTGCCCTAGAAGCACTGGGGTGGGATGCTAATGATGAAGTTGCTGTTGAGATTGGTGGCGTTGCTGTAACTGGAACTGCAACTAACCCCAACGGAAATCCAAAATGGTCTAAACCATTTGGAACCGTTACATATCAGGATGATGCATTTATTGTAATCAAAAATAAATCTAGGAGTCCTATGGTTTTTTCTAAACCAAATCCTGATTTAAAAGGACACCATGAATAAAGAAGTCATAAGTTTATTCCCAACTCCAGTAGGAATATACCAAATTGATATTGATTTGGGTTTAGTATATAAGAATTTAAGTAAATTTAAAACTGGTCCACATGGATTGTTGGAGGATTCAAACTCCAGTTATGACCAAGACTCAAGTGTTCTGTATGATGAAGACTTTAAAGATCTTCATATGAAGATTCAGACTTGTTTAGATGACTATGTTAGTATTGTTCAATTGCAACCATTGGTTGTAACTGGTAGTTGGTACAATGAGATGAATGTTGGGTGTAAAGTCAATTTGCATCGACATGAGGGCAGCGTAGTTAGTGGTGCATTTTATGTAAATACCAAGGATGCTGTTCCATTGAGATTTAAGAATCCACTACTACCATATAAAATGAATGACCTTCATGAGGGTATGAGTTGTCAATTCTCTAGTCCTGGAGTACAGTTGCCCCCCGAATCAGGAAACTTGGTTTTATTCCCAAGTTGGTTGGAGCATGAGACAGATGCTGAAGTTGGAACTAGATGTGTGATTAGTTTTAATACTTTATATAAGAGGATGTTTTTCAGTGACTCCTGACAAAAGTAGCATTAATATTAGTTGTCCTTATAATATAGTATTGGACGTATAAAAATTTAATGCCAAGAGGAATTTTAAGTAAGGTTGATATTCTGTCTCGTGTTCTTAGATTAAAGAAGAGTCTTCACGACAAATCAGAATATCACCACTGGAATAATCAAGAGAGAAACGCTGCGGATCAAATTTTAAACAGAGTTCTTGATATACTCAACGAGTACTCTCAATAGGAACAAATATGTTATTAGCACAAGCACTTAAATTTTTGGCAATACCATTTGTATTAACTACGATATGGTTTGGATTTAAAAAATACGAAACATCCTATTATGAATCCAAACATTATAAGGGAAATGGAACCGCACACTAGGCGGAGGTTCCATTTTGCAGCATCATCATTTTCTAGAATATTTGGGGTTAAAAAAGTTTCAGAAGAGATGTTTAAATTTTGTATTCAATGGTCTCACGGAGAAGAGAGTGCCCCATTGGATTGTTTAAATCATGTCGATAGATACTTTAGAGAACTATGGACAAAATCACAGAACTAAAAAGAGAAAATAAGTGGCTCAAGGAAGAGATTAGGCGATTGAGACATCACTTGTCTATGAGGAAAGAGCAAGAATGGGCACACCCAGAATCTTGTGTTCACAATACTGACCCCTGGGAAACATGGAAGTCCAAATAGGTATACTTATTTTTATGTGTATGTTTGGAGTATTTTTATTTGTGGTCTCTATTTGTAGTGATCAATAAGACATAAATATATGAAACCGAGGGTGAATTATAAATGGCAGCAGTACCCTTGAATCTGACCCTTGAGCAGGGTACAGACTTCCAAGTAAATTTTACTGTGAGAAATAAAGATCAAAGTCCTTTGAACTTGTTTGGATATACCGCAGCAAGTCAAATGAGGAAGCATTACACTGCTGAAAAGAAATATGATTTTAATGTTACCTTTGTAGACAGGGCAACAGGCAGATTACGTCTGGAAATGTCTGATTCTGTAACTGGTACAATTCCCGAAGGTAGATATGTTTATGATGTCTTTATTGAGTCGTCGAACGGAACCAAGACCAAAGTTGTTGCGGGGATGGTCTTAGTACAACCAGGAGTTAGTTTCTAATGCCAGATTACATAATCACGTTAGATGATGATCAAGATGTAAGTATTGGTTCCCCAGACTATACTATTGGGGTTAATTATGAGATTCCATCAAAGAGTGTTCAATACACCAATCTCATTCTTGATGATATATCTCAAGAATTTGATGGAACGAAAACGACTTTTGATTTATATGTTAATGGTGAACCATACACACCAATTAATGCTCAAGGTCTCATCATATCTTTAAATGATGTAGTCTTAGAACCAGGAGTTGATTACAACGTATCTGGAAGTCAAATAATTTTTACAAATCCTCCAGCAGCAAACATTGGATCTCCTGGTTCTAATGACTTTTGGGGAGTTGCTCTTAGAACGGTTGCTGATCTAACAAGAACAATTAATTTTGTTCTTGATAATGGATCTACAGACATTACACCAGGAGTAAAAGGATCTTTAGGTCTTGATGTTTCGGGTAGAATTGAATCTTGGACACTCATCTCAGAGAATGAAGGATCAATTGTTATAGATATTAAGAAGGATACGTTCGATACTTATCCAGATGGTTTGACCTCAATTGTAGGATCTGAGTATCCTAGATTGTCAAGTCAAAAAAAGAATAGAGACGAGTCATTATCCACTTGGACTACAGATGTTGTTGCTGGTGATATTTTAGATTTTAGTGTTGTCTCTTGTACAGGAATACAAAAATGTTCTCTCTTTTTAAGGTTAATCCTTTAATTGGAGAACTTTATAAATAAATCATAGGAAACAAATGTTCATTAGGAGTCCGCTCAGATGGCTTTATTAGTATCCGACAACGGTGAACTTCAGTCGCTCAGATATCTGGTAAATTCTAACAGAAATATCCCCAGAAATCTTATCTTGAAACTGTATACCTCAAATACAGTTCCCACTGAGACTGATGTTCCTTCGCAGTCAGCTTATTACGAACCATATGATTCTACAGGTCTTGTAGGATATGGTACAGAACCTTCCACAGGTTATCCTTCCATCATCAATGCACGTCATGATGAGGATTATTCCAGACAGTATGGAATTCTCCTTAATGGAAGTGAGTGGAATGTAAGAACAATTCTTAACCCCATCGCTACCACCACTGGTAGCGGTAACATCAACGAGTATACAATCACCGTATCGTCTGTTTCCAATATTGCTGTCGGTCACTATGTAAGTGGTGGTAACGTCGGATCTAACGCAGTTGTCGCTGCTATTGATGGTAACACAATCGTTCTTACTGTAAAGAACGCTGCTACCTTCTCTAACCAACCTCTTGAGTTTGGTGTTGGTACAACCACCGCTTCTTATCCTGAGCAGACCTTTACCTTTACCTCTGCTGCTAATAACATCTATGGTTATTATCTGATCAGAGCAAACAACCTGCCCATCTCACTGAATGGTGTTGAGCACGCAGTTAACGTTGGTACTGGTTTAACTATTGCTAAGGCACAAACCAGCGGTACTATTGGTCAGTCATTCGTTACTCTGTTCCCATTCTCATCTGAACCAACAGTTGCAGGTGTAGGATCGGAATTCACCCTGACAGTATCTAGCAACGTTGGTATCAACACCAGACAAAGAGTTCTTGGTGCTGGAATCGCTGCAGGTGCAAGAGTTGTTGGTATCATGAATACCACAACAATCGTTCTTGACAAGAAGAACACTGGAACAGTATCTGGTGTTGCTACATTCTATCAAGAGATTACCGAAGATATCTGTGTAGGTATGGGTGTTACCCACGGTAACCTTGCTGGTGAAGTTGCTGCTATTCTTGATGGTACAACTATCACTGGTATTGACGAGAGAATCGGTAGAGTTTACCTGAGCAGTGAACTGCAAAACAACATTCAGGCTGCTACTGGTAACGTTGTTTACTTCAACTATGCTGAAGTAAGCGTTGGTGCTACTACCCATGGTCTGGTTCCTGGCGATGTAATCTACGTTGCTGCTGGTGCTGCTAACACCACCACAACCTCTGGTACATACACCATCCATACCACTGAAGATGTAAGCACATTTACCACAACCCCTGCTCTGACAGGTATTGGAAGTGCAACTCTCTACAACAGTATCTTCTTCGCTGAAAGATTCACAAATGGTCCTTACAACATTCAGAACAACGGAGACCAAATCAAAGTTACTCTGAACGTCAGCCTCGACTGATTATTTGAGATCATATACTTTGTCATGGAGGGGTTGCCTGGTGCGATCCCTCCTATTTTTTTAGGAGATAAGAATTGCTATGCCCGCTTTTAATGTAGGAGTAAGTTCAACCTTTGAACAGCAACGGCAGGTTATCAACTCTATTGCCGTTGATGTTTTTGCACTATCAACAACTTTATCAGGTATAACTTCAGATGGTCTCGTAGTAACTTACAGTGAGTCTGCTGGAGTTGCTACCGTTTCGGACTATGCATCTATTGCTGGAGTCTCGACTTATGCTGGATTAGCAGGAGTTGCTACAGTTTCAGTAGCATCCTTAACATCCAATTATGCGGAAGTATCTGGACTATCTACAGTCTCATATTTAAGTGCATTATCGTTGACTTCATACTATGCTGATGATGCTGGTATATCAACTTATGCATCTTTTGCTGGAGTTGCAACTAATGCTGGGTATGCAACACAAGCAGGAGAGGCAGCGTTTGCTCCTTACGCTGGCATCTCTACTTACGCAGTAACTGCTGGCGTAGCAACTAATGCTCAAGGTCTTACAGGAACACCTAGCGTTATTGTCGGTGTTATCACTGCTGCTTTATTTGTTGGAGATGGATCAGAACTTACAGGTATTAATGTAGGTGTCTCTACTTATGCAGCGATTTCTGGTTTTGCAACTGTTGCTGGCATAGCAACTTATGCATCTGTTGCTGGATTTGCCACTGTAGCAGGATCGACACCATTTGCTAGTTATTCACCTGTTGCTGGATTTGCAACTGCTGCAGCAGGATTAACTGGAACACCAAACCTTAATGTAGGTATTCTTACAGCAACAAAGTTTGCTGCTAATGACGCAGAGTTTACTGGAATACTTACAGCACAAAGTTTAAAAGCAATTTCTGGATACATCTTATCTCCAGATAGTCAACAGTCCATAAGAAT